TCATTAGCTGCTGCTGGACTTAATCCATTTGTAGCTCTTGTTGGCGGCGCAGTAGCTGGCTTAACAACTTTAATTCCTGTTTTTCTAAAAGTTAGCGATAAATTTGAAACAGAAGGAGAAAGAATAGGAAAGGCTTTGGTTAAACTTGCTGATCAAGCAGAAAAAACTGGGGAGGCTATTACTCCAGAAGCATTTTTGGCGGCTTTGGAAAAAGGACAGAAAGAGACAAAAACTAAAACAGAAACTACATCTGCTATTGAAGAAATAGGTAAATATTTGAAGACATCAGGGCAGACTCCATTAGCAGAAAGCGATTTAAAACAATTGTTTGCTGCGGTATCTGCTTCGGGTGGAATAAAAGAAGGAAAACTAACTGAAGAAGGACAAAAAACATTAAGTGGTATAATTGAAAAAAATACACAAACGGTAACTACTACTGGTCTGTCTCAGGGGTATCAGACAACTTCTAGGACTACGCAAGTATTAGATACAGAAAAAGCCATTCAGGATTATAAATTAAAAGCTTTAGAGGAAGTAGAAAAGAGAGAAAATTCTATTGCTGTCGCAAGAACTACGGCTGAATTACAGAAAAACGAACTTGCCAAAAAAACCGTAGCTTTTGAAAACGAACAAATACTAAAGAAACTTAGTGTTCAACAGAATATTTTTGATTTAGAAAAATCAATTAGTAAAGAATATTCTTATAGAAGTCTATATCTTGATGCAGGATTAACTATTTTGGAACAACAAAAAGATCTTATAACAGAAGCTGCATATTTAGAGCAAAAGCTTGCTATTGATAAAGCAAAAATAGAATCTAATTCTATTAAAGAGCGTGAAAAAGCTGCCGTTAATTTGAAAAAAGAATTTTCTGGTCTTGGAGGAGGGCTTGGAAATATTTTCGGTAGTCTTAATATCGATCAGTTAAAAGAGGTCGCTGGTCAGTTAGGAACGGATCAATTTAAGCAAGAGTCTGAACAAGGAGCTCCTGGTAAAGGGGCTATTGATAAAATTAAAGGATTTGCAAAAGCGGCAGGAGTAAGCACAACCGCTATAGATAATTTAAATAATCTCTCGAAAGAACAAAGAGAGATAATTTTAAAAGCTGTACAAGATTACGCAAATGCATTGGATGGCATAGGTCAAAGTCAAGAGGAAGCGAGTGCCGCTCTTGTGCAGGCTTTTAATCTTACTCAGACCGCAACGCAAAAATTGGAAAGTGAAATTAATGCTTTAGCTGAAAGACTTAATGGAGGTGCAAAATACGAAGAGAAATTAAATCAATTTAGACTTAATTTGACAAAAACGTTTGGAGAGTTAAGAGAAAAAAATAAATTAGAATTAGATGCGGCAGATGAGCTTATAGCAGCAAAAGTTTTCACAGCGAAAGAAAATCTGGATCAGGCAAGAGCAATGCGCGAAGCGACAGGAATAGAAAATAGAGCAGAAGCTGACGCATACGAGCTACAGCTTCAGACTGAGGAAAGAATAGATCTTTTGAAGAGAGAGGCTATAAATAGCGACTTAAGAATAAAAACTGGCAGAGATTTACTTACGGCTGAAACTGAAAAAATAGAAGCCGAAAACGAAGCTTATAAAGGCTTGAATATGACAGAAATTGTCAATGAGCAGGCAAGGAATGCAAGAGCCAAGCTAATAGAGTCAGAGCGAAATGCAACAATTCAAAATGAAGTTGCGATAAAAATGGTAAGACAAAATTTTGAAGCTGATAAATCTGCTTTAGATAGAAAGATAGACCTTGCAAAAGCGGTAAATGAACAAATATTACAGAGTGATTATGACACTTTAGTCTCGAAAGAGCTTACTGCTGAAAAATTAAATCTTATTGCCGCTCAAAGAAAAGCAGTTGCGGAATTTAATAATTTAGGCGGCGCTATTGAAAATTTCAAAACTAGTTTCGGCACAGATCAAACAAGGCAGATTACTGCTACTATTAAAGAAGGCACTGCGTTTACACAGCTTGGCCTTGGCGCAGGCACATTAGAAAAACAAGCCGTTGCCGCAGTTCAGTCACAAAGACTTGGCGGAAGAGATATTAGTAAAGTATCAGAAGCGGAAAAATACGAAATAATCTCTGGCAGAAATAATTCGGTTCGCCAGAACTTAGAGGTTCAAAGAGGAGTTCTGCTTGACCAAGCTCAGACATTCCAAGACATAGTTGGAAAGCAGACCCCACAACTATTTGCAGATGGAATGGCGCAGGCTATGGAGGCGGCTCTCAGCAGAACCGATGACCTTGGAAGCGCATTAAGAGGCGTCGCAACAGGGTTCCTAAAGAGCCTTCAGGGCGCATTCCTGCAAAGCGCTTCAAAGCAAATCGTTGCTTCTGTTCTTCCAAATGCTCTTCCGTTCTCGCAAGGCGGCATCGTAAAAGGTTATGCCACTGGTGGTCTCGTAACAGGAGGAAGCGGATATAAGGACGATGTTCCTGCAATGTTGAGCGAGGGCGAATATGTTATTCGCAAATCTTCCGTTCAAAGATATGGCAAAGAAAACTTAGCCAAATTAAATATGGGTGGGATGCCAACCATGGCAGATGGTGGCTTTTTCATTCCCGGATTCAGGGGCCAAGAGTCTATTTCAGGCATAGAGAATCTGCAAAAGTTCGCTTCGCAAACCACAACAAGTGGTGCGACAGACGTAATGAAGGGTGGCCCATCTTCAGCCTTTATTAATCTTGAAGACCAGAGCATGAGACTCTCAAGATTTGCATTGCTTGGGGACGACACAATTAATCAAGAAATTAGAGATGCACAACAAAGCGCTTTAGCGGCCATAGAAAAAAGACGCCAATATGACTTGCAAAAGAAAGAAGAAAAGAAGCAGTTCAAAAAGCAACTTGTAACTACTATTCTTTCTGCGGCAGTTAGCTATGGAACAAGCGCTTTCCTTGGAGGAGCCGCAGCAGCTAGTAAAACCGCACAACTTGGACTGTTGCAGCAAGCAGCAAGCCAGCCACAATTTTTACAAGGAGTATCTCCTTTTGCTATGCCAAAGGCTTATGGCGGCATGATTCCTCGCTATGCTTCTGGCGGTACAGTTGATGATGTTCCTGCTCTTTTAATGGGCGGCGAATATGTCATGAGCAATCAAGCCACAAAGAAATACGGTAAACAATTCTTTGATTCGATCAATCAAGGTCGCGCTCCAAGATTCGCCGCTGGCGGCGAAGTTGGCGGCGGCGAAATGCTTGGCGAAAAGTTCGATAATCTTTCTAGCAAGCTAGAAACAAGGGGTGCTCCAGAGGTTAATATTACCGTTAACGTAACAGGTTCTGGAGCTTCGGAAACCAAGGCTCAAGGCGAATCAAATCAAGGTGGGATAGATTATAAGAAAATGTCAGAAAGGATTAAGGCTGTAGTGATCGAAACAATCAATGAGGAAAAACGTTTGGGTGGATCACTTAGGCCGCGAGGCTAAAGGATGAAATCTTCCGTATCAAATTATGAGAGCAATTTTTATCTCAGCGGCGTCAAAATATTTGGCGTTTCTGATGTAAATTTTGGCTATTCAGTTCCAATTGAGCATCTAAGTGTTATAGGCTATAGAAAATTTAATAGTTTTATTAGTGGACCGCCTCAAGGCTCCTTGAGCGTTCAAAAGTACCTTTCGCCAAATGATTTTTTATTAAACTATACTGGATCAATCGCTGCAAGTGGCGGCTTATTCTATAATAATAAAAATTTTAGTTTTCAGTCAGCTTATTTAAATTCGTTTGCGGTATCATGCTCTGTTGGGAACTTTCCTCAACTGTCTGCTGATTTTGCAATTTTTGGCAATGTTGGAACTGGGTTGGCTTCCACAACCAGCGCCCAAACTGGAGCCCTGTCAGTCGTTAGACCAGGAGATATTTCAATCCAATGCGATGGCACAGGAACAAACAGAATAGAGGCTTTTACCTATTCAGTAGAGTGTGGTAGAGTCCCATTTTACCACCCGACTGGATCTGGGCCAATAGATGTTAGAACAATGAGGCCATACAGAGTAACCGCACAATTTACTCTTGGCGTGTACGACTATGAATCAAAAAGAGCTTTTGATTATATTGTAGACTCAAACAAGCGCAATGTTAATATAACTATAGGATCATTAGCTACTTTCACAGTTAACAATATGGAATTCATAGGAGAATCAATCAATAGCTCTGCTACAGATGAAGTCTCCATGACGCTTAACTATCAAGGATTCATCTAATGTCTTTCCTTTACGATAGAGACCAGAATGTAACTGGCACGATTCCTTCGTCGTTTACTTTTGTTCCTTCTTACGGAACTCAAGTTTCTTTTTCTTGCGAGATCGCTGATTATACTACGGTAGATAACTACCTTTATACTATGCCAAAGGCGGTCAATCATTTGCAGATGGCGATCTCAATGCCTTTCGAAAGCAGAAGGCAAGAAGAAGCGAGAAGGATAGCTAGCTTTTTTGAAAGCCTACACGGAACAGGGTATTTTCAATATACAGATCCAGCGCAAATATACAAGCCGGTCAATTTATTTTTAAATAGCCTAGATAACAGTTATGTTGAAAATGACCTATATACATTAAACGCCACTTTATCTACTGATCAAATTTCTACCGTTTTGAATTGGAATCAGCCTTTAATAACTGGTTCGAATATCAAAGGGAATTGGGCCACTTCCACAAGCTATCAGAAATATGATATTGTAAGATATACTGGCGATGCTACATTTCCAAGTAATACAGGAAATCTGTACGATTCGTTTTATTACTGCAAAGAAAGTCATACTTCTCAGTCATCAATTACTCCAGCTTCAGTTGATACTATCAAGTGGTCAAAAGATTTCTTTTTTCAGCCAACTTATTCGACGCCACTTTCAAAAGAGACCGCCGTAATAAAGACTGAATTACCTTACTCGTTTACAAAGCGAACAAATTTTGGCCTGCACGCAAACGCATTAAAGTCTTTTAGGCTTGATTTTAAAGGAGTGAGCGATGCTGAGGCAAGATGCATTCTTCATTTCTTGATAGGAAGACAAGGCTATAAAAGATTTCAGTATAAAATACCAACGATATATAATCAATTCAAAGTGTTTTTTGCGCCACAATGGACACATACTTTTGTTTATAAAAATGTAAATGATATATCTGTCACGCTAATTGAAGATCCTCTTGGTAGAGTTAGCGAGGACATTACTAGCATATCTACAAATGGATTAGTTTTATATTTAGAGGCTTCTGGAACTTCGTCATATAGATCAGGAACTTCTTGGTATGATCTAAGCGGATCTGGAACTACCGCAACTATTTATAATACTCCAATCTATTCGTCCAGTAATAGAAAAGTATTTAT